ACGCCGCTGCCCTTGCTGGTGTCTGGCAGCGCCTCGCCGGAGGATTCCATCTGCGCGGCGTCTTCACCGAGGATCTCAAAGCCGGCGGGGCTGACGGTCCAGCGGTAGAAGTGGGCCAGGTAATTGGAGCCATCGGCATCATTGACGCCGTCCAGCACCACCTCCCACTCCTCACCCGAGTTGGTGAACAGCTCGATCACATCACCGGCCGCCAGGCCGTAGCTGATGTGCAGCACGTCGGCCTCGGTGATGGCACCGCCGGCCAGTGGGGTGATGCCGGTGTTGCTGAGGTCGTAATCGGTGCCGGCCACGTAGGTGGTGGTATCGGTGTCGTCCTGCACCAGCACGGCTACGCTGTCATCCAGCAGGCCCAGCAGGATAAAGCCGCCCAGGCTGGCGGCGTGCGGATCGGCTGACGGGGCGCTGGCCAGTTGTTCGGTGGCATCACCGCCCATCACGCGGGCAATGTTGGCCGGGTCCATGTTGGCAAAGGTGATATTGATGTTGAGCGCTTCCAGGAACTTTTTGGAGAACGCATTGCCGCCACCACCGCGGCGGTTGGGCACAGTGACATCACGCACCTGCGGGTCCGTGGCCAGCGCCAGCACGTTGCCCACGTCCAGCAGCGGGTCACTGGAGCCGGCGCGGCGCATCTTGACCTTGCCGGCACCAATGAGGTTGTAGGGGGTAAAGAGATTGGCCATTTACTTGTCCTCTGCAATGATGTGATTGGCCTGCAGCCACGGGATCAGGTTTACCGATACCTCAATGACGGCACCCTTTTTGTACGGCTTGCCGGCGTGGGTGTGGTCATTGAGTAGGGTGACGCTGCGCTTTTTGGCGGGGGTCTTTTGGGCGGGCATGGGGTGGTCCTTTGGTTTGGGTAACTACTCTGGCGGCTGAATGGGAATGGTGACGCGGGTCTCCCACTGCAATGGGAACTCGGCATAGCCGATGAAATACTGCGGCTGGCTGGCGGCGCTGCGGCGCAGTGGCTGCCATTGGCTGCGGTCCGGGGTCCAGCCGCCGAGCTGGTTGATGACATTCATCAGCAGCGGGCCGGCGCGGTTGCGCAGGGCCTCTGCGCTGCGGCCGCCGGCATACTTGACGGCGATCACGGTCCACCAGCGTTGGGTCCATTGCTGCAGGGTGTCGGCTACGTCCTGGCTGCGTTCATCACCGGCAAAGCCAACAAAAACGGCCGGGGCCAGGTGCAGGCGGCTTTTTACATCCCCCAGGCTGGCCAGGCTGTGCACCGGCACGCTGTCTGCAAGGGCGGTTAATCGCGCCTTCAGGTGGCTTTCAAGGCCAAGATAATCACCACTGATGGCCATCTCAGAAGTCCTTTAGGGTCTCGCCGGTCCACACCCGCCCTGGGGCGTCCGACTGCGGGCTGCCGGCGGTGCCGGTGGTGTACTCGGTGAGGCCGGGCACGGTGGTCTTGCCGGCGCTGACCTGCTTGAGCCAGTCCACTGCATCGCGGTAGTGCTTTTCTATGCCCTCCGGGGCAACGCCCAGGTAAAGGTTGTAGCGGGCGATGCGGCGGGCGATCTGGATCAGCCGGGCCGGGGCGTTGATGACCGGCACCGGGTAGCGGCCGCCGAGGTAGCCGTCTATCTCCAGATCGGCATCGGCACAGGCGACTTCCAGGGCCAGCATGGCCTCGTCGGCATCGTCCTGCTCTTGTGGGGTGTAAGCGCTGCGGTCACCGTTGTTGATGGTGAGCCGCAGCAGCGCCGGGTCTATGCCCGCACCATCAACCGCCAGCAGCTCAGAAAGCTCTCTGGCACCGTAGGCGAGTAGATCGGCGGGGGTGGCGTAGGACATGGCTGTGTTTGAATTTTGAATTATGAATTTTGAATGGATGGGTTCGCGATGCTCACGCCGTTTTGATGCTGAGACGGCGTGAGCGATTGCTTACTTGATCGCGCCGAGCGCACGTAGGCGCTTGGCAGTGGAGGCGCTGACGGTGATGGTGCTACCCACCGGGTAGGCCTTGCCGTCGTGGCGGATGGGGCTCAGGACGGTGTGTCCCTTGCTGGCGGTGGCCGCGGCCGGCTTTTTATTGGCTGGCGGCTTGCTGGCCGCCGGCTTGCTGGCTGGCGTCTTGGGCTCACTCATATCAAGCCACCGGGTTTTCGATCAGGAAGCCGGCACCCGGCGCGGACTGCACTACCTGGGTCTCGTGGGTGACCGGGTAGAACCAGGACTTGGCGTTGTCATCAAAGTACGGCGCGGTGACAAACGGGTGGCCGGGGCGCATGTAGGTGTAGCCGTAGCTGGGCACCATGTAATTGCTGCCCTTGGAGACATAGGCCAGCACGGCGGCATTGCCCCAGACATCAACCGCCGGGTCACTGTCTGCCGCATTCTCCGGCAGGTAGACATCATCACCCACGGCCACCTGGTCCAGGCTGAAATAGCGCGCCAGCATGGCTGTGGTCAGTGACTCCGCGCTGGTGTACTTGAAGCGATCTTTGATCTCCGGGTTCTCGGCCAGCGCGTCAAACGCATTGGGCGGGATGATCAGCGTATTGGGCCGGCGGCCGGTGGCACTGCGGATGGCCTGCGCGTAGCTGCGGATCTGCTCGCCGGGCTTGGAGGCCGGGTCATCCCACATATCGGTACCGGACAGAGTGACCTTGTGGTTGGCGTCATAGTTGGCCGGGTCCAGCGCCACGGCGGCCTGTCGGGCTTCCTCCCCGGACAGGATCACGTCCATGACCATGTCCACCGCGCCCATGCCGAGGTCAATGCCCGGTACCGCCTGCGCCTCTTCGAGGTGCTCGATGGGCACCATGCCCTCCAGCGCGTCCTGCACCAGGGTCACGTCACCGGCATCAAAGCCAAAGCTGACGCGCTTGGTATTGGCACCGGGGGCGCGGCGGGTCTGATAGCGACGCCAGGCGCGCTTGTCAAACTTGATAATCTTGGCACCGCGCTGCGGGATGCTGGCGACCGGAAACAACAGCCGGCCGACCATCGACACGTCAGTCTTGCGGTAGCCAAGGGCATGGGTGGACAGGATCGGATTGATTACCCGTGCCTGGTTGGTATTGAGTGCTTGAGGGGCCATGGGGGTTCCTTAGTTTGAAATGAGCATGATTTCGACAAATTCACCGGCCGCGCCGGCAGACTGACCGGGCATCACCCGGCCAACCGTTGGCCCGGATGCCTTGGTCACCGCGCGGCCGTTGGCGTCGGTCTCGACGGCGGCACCGGAGACCAGTGCAGCACCGGCCTCGACCACCGCAGTACCGGCCACGGTCACGGCCAGGTCTTCATCCATCGCGACGCCGTAATCCGACACCCCCAGGGTGTTGGTGGCGGCGGTTGACTGCTTCTGGCCGTAGCCGACAAAGCGGCACTCGGCAATGGCCTCCAAGGCCGTCACGGTGAGGGTAAGGAGTGAAACGGCTTGGCGGGTCATTGGGCGTTCTCCACGCGGGTAATGGCATCGGCGTAGCTCACGCCGTCATGCTGGGTCTGATAGGCCAGCGCCTGGTTGTGTACTTTCATGCTGGCTTCGTCTACCTGATAGCCAGCTGGCGAGGCGTAGCCCTTGGCCGGTGCGGCATCGCCGTTATCACCAGACTGATCCGGCGCGGCGCTGTGCTCGCTGTAGTCCACCTGCTTGGGCAGGCCGGACAGGAAATCCTTGATAAAGCCGGGTGCAGTGCCCTTGTAGGCGTCCGCGCCCTCGCCAAACTCCAGCGCGCCGTCATTGACCGAGGCCAGAAAGGCGGTGATGCCGGGCTGGTCTTTGGGCAGGATCTTGCCCTCGACCACCAGCGTATCGGTGAACTGGCGCAGCTCGGCAAGCTGCAGCTCGGACTCGCGGCGGGCGATGTCTTTGGCGCGGGTGGCGATCGCCGCCTCCTGGTCGGTGAGCGCCTGCTGGCGTTTCTTGATGTCGGCCTCTGATTCGGCCATAGCGAGTTCCTCTTTATGCGTCGGGCGGTGGGGATGGGGATCTTGATCGGGTTTTGATTGTGGGCCTGCCAGACCATCGGCAAACACCAGCAGGCCTTCGGCGACGGACTCGGCAAAGGCCGGGTCGGGCAGGCCTTTGACGGCCGGCTGCTGGGCACCCAGCCAGCCGACGTGCTTGAGGTAGTAGTGACCGGGGCGCGGGTTGCCGGGGTGGCCTGGGGTATACAGCGCCACCGAGCGTTTGCGGTAGCGGCCGGCGGCGACCTGCTCGGCAAACTGGGCATCAATGTCACGCGGGCTGGCATAGACCAGGCCCTGCTTCAGCTTGAGCTTGCGCACCCAGCCCTGGGCCGGGTCATCCGATGCGGGATGGCCGACCACCAGCGGGGCCTCGGCCAGCGCCGGGTCATAGCCCTGCACCAGGTCAGTGATATCGGCATCCGAGAACACCGTCTCGGTGCCGTTCATGGCGGTATGGGTGCCGGCCTTGAAGATTGCAAAAGGTTTCATCATGGGGCGCATGATGAAGGGGGGAGGTGGGGCGGTATATTCGCAGCGGGCGGGCGCTTCGCTTCGCAATTTTGAATTATGAATTATGAATTATGAATTACGGTGTTCGCTCGCGCTCACGCTGTTTTGATCAAAACGGCATGCGCTGCGCGCATTCATCAATTCAAAATTCAAAATTCAAAATTCAGCGAAGCGAAGCCCTCAGAGCCTCTGTAAGCGCCTGCAAGACCCTAACCGCTACCAAGGTACTACTTTTCCAGGAAATGCCCGTGCTCAAAGAGTGCAATGCCTCTGCAATGCATGCCTGGATTCTATTTCAGGGCGTCTTCAAGGTGATCCACGGCCAGGGCCTCAATTTCATCCCGGTCCGCGTCGCTGAGGCCCAGAAAAGGCCGCGCCGGGATGTTGCGGTCATCATCACCAAACTGGTGGGTCGCACCGTAGACCAGCGGGGTGCCTATCTCGACGCCGCTGCGGCTGCTGTTGGTCACCAGCCGGCGCAGGTGTTCATCCAGCACCAGCGGGCCAGCGTTGGGCTTGCTGCGGGCCTTGGCCTTGAGGGTGGCGGGTTTGAGCGGTGCCCAGGGCGCGCCGTCTGCGGCCTGTGCCGCATCCCAGCGCTGATCATGCGAGCGC